AGGACTTTTAACTCCTAATTGGGGTATTTAAAGTCCGTAATTTCTGTGTGTATGCGCGTGCGCGTACTAGACCCTTGACCGAACATATCGTAATCATGGACAAATATGTAGTCAGAGTCATTGGGGTCCTGGATGAACATTAGGTTATAAGCCCCGTCTTGTACTAAATCAAGTTCGTACTCAGGATGTTCGGATAGATTTATTTTGTCTAGTGGGAAAGAGTATCCTAGGGGGTACTTAACAACCCAAGTCCCGTGCGTTAGGGTTGTTTTGAATTTAATATCTTTAGGACATTCGTCCCATCTCCAAATTTTATAGTATTGTTCTTCCATCTCGTTATTATAATAGATAATAGTGATGAAAACCGATAACAAGATTCTCGCCATTTTTGGAGACGGACAGTTTCCTCACAAGACTTCCAAGTATGGTAAGAAAAAATATAAAGAAGCGTGTGCGTCGATTGTTAGTTTCCTAAAAGAGGTGAGTCCTGACCGTGTCTATTGCATTCCAGATAATACAGTGTCTATAATGACGGCTATTCTATCTTTAAAACTAGGAGTTAGAACTACGTTAGTAAGTCCTTTTCCTGGGTTTTTCAACGTTTTGAAGCGTGAAGACAGGCGCTTGTTGAAATACGCAACTCATCTATCCAACAACTTTGTCCTTATGTCGGAGGACCACGAGGGACAAGGACTAGAGTACGTACGGGACTCCATCGAATTCTGCGTGGAAGTCGCTAACGGGCTTGCTTTTCTTAGGAGTAAAAAAAGCGAAGACATCTTTGATTCGTTCGTTGAGTCAATCTCGGACGCCGAAGATGAGGACGGCAAGACTCTCTTCGAGCTAGTATACGACGTCAAGTAATTAGGTTCTGGCGGGGAGATGCTCGCGGAAAAGCTCAGTAAACGCGCGGCGGTTCATATCCCACGTAGGTCTTGGTACTCCAGGAGAGTCGTGTCTGAAGGTGATAGGGAGACCTCGGTTTCTGAACCCTTTCACATGTGCCTGAAACGTGATGAAGATATCGTAGAAATCCCAGTCACCAATAAAGGACTGAGGCTTCTTCAATTGAATCGTATTCCACACATTCCCTTTAGCGGCTAAAAACACTCCGTCTAATACTACAACATCCTGAGGAGGTCCAAAATACGTCGGGTTCATCAAATCCTCCCCGTGAAAGCAGAAACCGCTCATTTTCCCATAAGACGAGGACCTCCACCAACATGCGTCAGGGTTAAGGACTGGGGTACCTGCAAAGCCTGCGAATCCCGTTTCTGGAACAGAGAGCGCCGTGTCTACGAGATTATTGAAGTGAGAAGAAGAGTATAGTATTTCTATATCGTCATGACAGAGGATGATAGAATCCGTTGGATGGAAACTAAATTCGTCTCTTGCTCCCTTAATAGCCTCAAAAATGGAGGGCTTTCCCTGCAGTAGATGTACTTTCCACCCTGCAATGTTTTCGAACCAATCTATTAATGAACGCAACGTTTGAGACAGTTCACCCTTACGAGTAGGAATGAAGACCAATTTACGGTGACGATGATTATCTTTTGGCACTCTATATAATAGTGTGAATAGGGCGGAAATTCTATCTGAAATAGAGAAATGTGGAGATGACCCTTCATACTTCATCAACACTTATGTAAACGTGGTACATCCTGTCAAAGGTATTGTGCCCTTTCATCTATTCCCGTTTCAAGAACGTATTGTCTCGGAAATGTCCGACAATAGATTCTCACTCGTGAAGAAGTTTAGACAGGCTGGTATCACCACTCTGGCTGCAGCTTACTCTCTTTGGAATATTATTTTTAAAGACCATCAGAACGTCATGGTTGTCTCTATTGGAGACAGGGAATCTAGAGCATTCTTAGAAAGAGTTGTAGGTATGTACGATGATTTACCTGCATGGCTACGTCCACAAGAGACTGAAAGAAACAAACATACTTTAAAACTCTCTACAGGCTCTAGGATTAAATCACAGCCCGCGGGTGCTGGTCGTGGTGAGTCCGTATCTCTTCTAATAGTGGACGAAGCTGCTTTCGTTGAAAAGATGAAGGAGTTTTGGATGGCTATTTACCCTACGATTTCCACTGGTGGTGCTGCCTGCATAATCTCTACCGTTAATGGTATGAGTAATCTGTATTATGAGCTGTATGATGCCGCAAGTAAAAAAGAAAACGGCTTTCACATCATTGATATTAAATGGCAGGAGCATCCATGGTACACTTCTGAGTGGTATGATGAGGTGCGTCCTAACATGTCCGATAAAGCATGGTTGCAGGAATACGAATGTGAATTCCTTGGGACTGGAGACACCTTTATTGACAGGAACACTCTCCAGAAACTACACGACAACACGTCCCCAGACTTCTTCACCAAGTACACTCACAGGATGAGGATATGGGAGGAACCTCACCCATATCACACGTACATGATTGCCGCTGATGTTTCGTATGGTAGAGAGCAAGATAATTCAGCTTTCCACGTGATAAACATGTACAACGGAGTGCAAGTAGCGGAGTTTTACTCTAACGTAACCCCTATCAAGATTTTCGGTCAGATATTACATGAAATAGGGACATGGTATAACACAGCATATGTTAGCGTAGAGAGGAACGCGCTGGGGATGGCATTGGTTGAGGAGTTGTGGGCAGAGTTGGAGTATGAGAACCTTCATATGGATGAGAAGGGGGAGTTTGGAGTCATGGTTACTACTAAGAATAGAGACATCCTTCTTTCTAAAATGGAAGATTCACTAAGGACAGGAAAAATAAAAGTAAATTCTGAGCGCACAGTTCGTGAACTTCTTACTTTCATTATAAATGAAGATAATGGTAAAGTTATGGCAGATAAGGGATACACGGACGATTTAGTAATGAGCCTTGCTCAAGCCTGTTTTGTAATAGATGAGATAATAGCTGGCAGTCCTATTGAAATCTCTCGTATTACCCCTGAAAAAGAAAAGAAAGCTTTGCCTGTACCTCTCGTAGGGACTAGATATTCTACAGATTCTGAAATTAAGAATTACGTCAAATGGCTGATGAAAGACTAAACGAGAGCGGAAATACAGAGTTCCCTAACCCTCATACCTATGGCAGCGAAGCCAAAGGGTATCAAGGCAAGTTCTCTGCTTTTTTCAGCAAGTGGTTCGGAAAAGAGAAGAAGAGAGGTAGACCTCCCCTTCTCAAGGAACCGTTGCAAGGTGATGCTGCAGTCACGGACGAGCCTACAGGAGACGCCCTCGCGGGTGGCGTTAGTCGTTCTGGCTTCAAAGTACCTCGAGTAGAGTACGAACGAAAGAGACGGTACAAAGACTACGAAAAAATGGATGAATATCCTGAGATTGTTGCAGCGTTGGATGTTTATGCCGATGATGCCACTCAGGAGGACATCAAAAAGAACATGTTCAGCATAGAGACTAGTACGGATATTGTTACTAGGGAAGTGGAGAGATTCTTAGAACGTATTCAGCTGGACAGAAACATTTGGGATATTGTTAGGAACGTGGGTAAGTACGGATGCTGTTTTGTAGAAAATATCATTGACCTAAACGACCCCAAAGCAGGGATTCAACGTATAAAAGTATTGAATCCTAACTTCATATTCCGCATCGAAGATAAGTACGGCTATCTGAAAGAGTTTAAGCAGGAAGTACCAGACGCGGCAACAGGAGAGAGTTCATATGGAGGAGCAGGTGCTTATTCACAGACCCTCGATACTAAGAAAAAGAACCTCATAACTTTAGACAAGAACCAGATTGTTCACTTTAGAAGATATACCTCGGATGCAAATTTCTATCCTTATGGTAAATCTATCCTTGCAGGCGCGGTTCGAGCATGGCGTTCCCTAATCTTGATGGAAGACGCTATGATTATCTATAGAATACAGAGAGCTCCAGAGAGACGCGCATTCTACCTAGAGACTGGTAACCTACCTTCGTCCAAAGTTGAGGCGTTCGTAGAGAGGGTTAAGGCTAAGTTTAAGAAACAGAAACTTTATAACCCGACAACTAACACAATTGACAGTAACTTCAATCCTTTGTCTATTGATGAAGACTACTTCATCCCAGTCAGGAACGGTCAAGGAACCAAGATTGAGACTATGCCTGGAGCACAGAACTTGGGAGAAACTGATGACGTCAAGTATTTCAAGGACAAACTTCTTGCAGCGTTGAAGGTCCCTAAGGATTACCTTGTAGAGAAGGACAAGTCCCCTGAGAGAAAAGCTAACCTAAGCCAGCTTGATGTTAAGTTCGCCAAAACTGTCATGCGTCTACAGAGAGATGTTGAAGTTGGGCTTAATGAGTTGGTGAGAAGACATCTGATGTTGCTTGGATTACCCACTCTTTTTGTGAAGACGGCTAAGCTGGGATTACAATCTCCCTCGGATATGTACGAGAAGAGGAGATTTGAAATAGATGAGGCGCGTATGAGAATTGTTCAGGCGGTAAAAGGTTTGATGTTGTTTGATGACGAGTACCTCCTAACAACTTATTTTGATATGAGCCCTGAGGAGGCTGAAGACATGATTCAGCGAGGCAAGAAACAGAACGAAGCTATGGGCGGAGGGATGCCTGGAGCACCTCCAATGGGAGGAATGCCTCCACCTGGAGCGCCACCCCCTGAAGGGGGAGCGCCACCACCTCCTGGAGGAGAAGCGGGTGCACCACCTCCACCTGGACAGGAGGGGGCTCCGCCCCCTCCGTGATAAATAATAATTTTTCGGATACTCGAAAAAAGGGTCTATATCTATACTAGATACCATACTGAATGGTATTATAATAATGAACGTACAAGACATCTTCACTTCCAGGGACAAAAATTTTGTCAAGCTCAATATTGCTCAAGATTATCTTAGCAGACTCCTCAGAGAGAATATGACCATATTCAACTTTGATTCTTACAAGAAGACTGCTACTTTCTTAACCGAAGCTGATAGACTTATCAAGTGTTCTGTAGATTTTGAAGATGGAGGGGTTATATTAAGCAAGTTCGATGTAGGAACTGTCGATGATATTTTCTCTGATGATAGAGTAGATGAGCAGGTAAGTAAGAACGTAACCTCCTTCATTAACAACATCAACAGTAACGAATATGGCACTGCAAATATGGATTTAAACTCTGTGTTTGAAGCCTTTAAGGGACGTAGCGAGATTAGTCGGACACGGGCTATTCTTCATAAGAAAATGGAGCGTTTTGGAGACTCCCACAAAATTACAAACTGCGAATCTTACGCAAAGATTATGGAGATGAAGGACAAGTTTGTTAAGTACGTCTCTGAAAATAAAGACGCTCTTATGAATTACGAGGATGTTATCAACTCCGTCAAGCTGTCTCGGATTCTAGGTAACTCGTTCGACGCAGAAAAGATGGATATCGAGGATTTTAAGTCCCAGAAGTCCATCTTTGTTGATTATAACACCAACAAGTCTGTATACGAACTTATTTGCCAACAAGAACTTATTGCTTCTGAACTGGTGGAAAGTAAGGAAAACTTTTCTCGAACGTGGGTCAACAATGACGCCATCCACAAGTTGGCATCGTGCCTGTACGCGGACAAGGAGACGATTGCAAAGACGTTGGAAGAAGCGATTAGAAGCGTTCCTTATCTCGCTCTCGCAACGAAGGCTTCTATTAAAGAGGCGCTCTCTCTGGTATACGAGAGTACCAACGCCTCAATCACCAAGAAAGACACCAAGGAGTTCACCTCTAAGATTTTCGAAATGAAGAAGCCTGTAAAAGAAGCCATTATTGATACCCTAAATGAGAAGTATGGGATAAACGTACAGAACCTACGGTTCTTGCCCTCTTTCACCAACTTAGCTAAAGCTCAATCTGTCTTCTTTGAAACTATCGCTTCAACCGCTAAAGATAATCCAGTGCTCAGAGATACTTTGAAAGAGTTCTCAAACGTACTTCACAAGAAGACAGGAATCCAGACGCTGGACGTAAACGACTTCATTACTGAGGTTCTTTCTGAGTCTGGTCTTATTGACGAGGAGCCAATTCTCAAGACCGTTAATCTTGGTGAGGTTGTAGAAGCCCAAGCCTCTAAAGTAGACAGAGAATTAGGCGATGATACAGAGTCTTCCATGGAATTGGATGATGAAGCCGCTGATGACGACGTAAAGAAATTGGACGGTGAAGAGAAAGAAGAAAAGGACAGCGACGGGGAACCTGACGCAGAAGAGGAAGAAGTTGAGGACGCTGGCTTAAACGATTCCGAAATGAAGGATATGATGAAAGAGTTGGAAACTCTGTTCAAGGACATTGATTTCGAAGACCTTAAAAAGGATGAAGACGAAGGCGGCGAGGGTGCTGTCGAAGAGGATGAGTTCTCAGACGTTGATGACGAAGTTACTGAAGACGAAGAAGAGGCTGTCGAAGGTGAAGCTACTCCCGCAACAGGAGCAGACACCGATAGCAATTAATCATCAATTAACCATCCTTGTTTCATCCATGTAGAGATGTACTCGGACCAGTCTCGTCTTATCTGAAACAAAGTCATTACCAAAGTATCCAGAGTTTTAGTACTTTGAGACGTTACTCTGTTTTCTTCAATAACTTTCCTTAGTTCTTCTCGTATGTAATCCAAACGTTCCTGGTCATTTAGACCAATTTCGTTGAGCTTTCTAAGTTCTTCTCTTTTATCTCTCATTTTTTTATTTCCAAGTGTAGTGATTTATAAGCAGCTAATCTTTTTTTAGAGTGCGTGTTTAAGTAGGGTACCTCGTCCATGAAATCATAGATGTACACTTTATCTTTGGTGTCGTGTATTCTCAACGCCCTTCCTAACGCCTGTAGAGTAGCTATCTCTGATTTTAACCCACGAGCGTTTATTAGGTGGGTTATTTCTGGAATATCTATTCCTGTTTGCATAATAGTAGTGCCAATAAGAATGCTTTTCTTGCGGCTCACAAACTTTTGTATGGTGGATTTTCTCGTAGTGAGGTCGTCTTTTCCTTCTAAGGACAAGGATTCGGGGATAAGTGTCTTAAGAGTCTCCAAATGTTTTAGATTTTTTACTAGTATAAGTACTTTTCCTACAGATAT